ACTTAGCAAGTCTCTCATAGTTGCTAGTGCTTGTGTTGCGTCCCAACCCAAACAACTCATTGCTAACTGTTGTCTATACTCTACAACATGAGGCTTATTAAGGGTTATATATGCCCATGCCTTGTTCCTACCTAGTCTCTTAGCCCCTTCTGTGGGGTTGCAACCATCATGCAACATTGCGTGTACCAAATCAGCTTGTGCTTCTGTTACTTTGCTATGTTGTGGTAGTAATGATTGACTGTTCGTTTGTATATCACCCATTGGCACAACCGAACCCTTATACTTATCTTGTTGTGTAGAATTAGCTTTCATTATAAGTCTCTTATTGTTGCTCTACGAGAGGATAACCATACACCCTATAATACTGTCTATTCACATTCCTAACCCATTGTTATTAGGAGCTTATCCAGCTCTACTCACTAAGGAACGAGTTCCTAAGTTCACCGACACAAAGGTGTGTCGTCCCATTCGGGTAACGATCTGGGCTAGAATATAACTCCAGTCCGTTTCCTCTCCATAATTATTAGATAGAATTACATTACGTTAATTCTTCTACGAAGCTTTAACTTCACTCCATTATATCTTCGTATAAAGTCAAGGGACGTTGCTTCATTATATCAACCCTTTATAAAAGGGTAGCCCAAACATAAGGAGTGCCTTTCGGCACGACTACTACTACGAATTTGTAGCTTAACCTCCAGTTGGGCTTATCTCCCGAGAACCCATAAAGCCCCCTCCAACAAGTTGGAGTTCTACGACTTCATTCCAAGAAAATAGCTCACAAGTGTTCGACAAAGACGATTTTCTTTCCATTACGGGGCATTGACAGAACCTTTCCGACAAGCCGAAGTGACCACATCGCTACATCTTCGTAGTTGTTTTAACTTTTATACAGAAAGGAACATTACAATGTATAAACAATTAGACTTATTTAACAAAAGCCAACCAACTGATCTTCAAGCTTTAGAAGATACAGTATATCCACAACATTTCTCACAGACTGACTGGGACTTGCAAATAGCTTATGAGTCTGGTGACACACAACGTTACCAAGAATTGTTAACAATCAAGCACGACATGAACTAAGTAAAGCCAAATCAATGGGGGTATAATTTATATATCCCCTTAATACCATGAAAGGAACATTACAATGGTACAATATATAAACATAACTAAAGACAATGCAGATCAACGTCGTAAGACATCTGCTAATTCTAACTTATCTAATCCATCTGTTGCACTTGACGAATGGCAAGAACAACATCGTACACCTGACCAGATTCAGGCACGTAAAGAGCTTGATGCTATGACTACAGAGCAACTAGATGCTATTGCATCACAGTTCATACCACAATCTAACTACACTCAAGAGTGGGAGGTTAGATTTATAACCAAGGCACTAGAACTTGCAGAAATGTTCGAAGATGGTGACGAGGTTATCATCAAGGCTAAGTTTCAAGATCAGTTACCACGTATGTTTGAGAAAATGCGTGACAATGTTGCAACACAAGGCGAAGCCCTTAAACGTGAAAGACAAAAGCTTGTACGTCAGGACGTTGGCATTGAGATCACAAAGCATAAGCTAGAAGATCATGACAAAAAGATTGACCAGATGCGTCAGCAATATGCATCACTCAATCATGCCTTTCAGCTTCTGCTTACACACTTCAGACCTAGAATCAAAGGTACTACTGGTATAGATTTTGGTCATTACACTAAGTTGTCAGAGTTTGCAAAAGTCAAACGTCTTCAGACACGTAATCAGAAACTGACACTAGATGAGNNACACTAGATACTTATATGAATGACAAGAAATACTTCGACGATATGTTCCTTGATGTCAGTAATCAAGATGGCATCATCGAATTACCAGAACATCTAGAATAACATTAACAGGAGGAGCTAGTCTCCTCCACTTATATAGGGAACAATCCAATGAAAAAACAAACTAAAACATATATAATCATAGCATCATTAATAGCCTTCTACATATATGCATCTATACAAGTAGGGTTTATGACTACACTGTCATTATTCCTAACTTGGTCGATCATGTCTGTTGTATTCAGAGGACATCTAGAATTATTCTCATTATTTGAGAAGTCATTCTCGTCCATCTATCAAGATATTAGAAATGCTTTTAAAAACAAAACAACACCAATACTTAAATAACATTCAGAGAGCTTGTATCAGATAATGGTACAAGTTCTTTTACCTTTTGCACGAAGGAAATTTGCGTACCACTCAGTCGTACCTCCTTCCTTGCAAATTACTTATACGTAAAAATCACAACAAGCTTGTATGCTTCAAACAAAACACAAAAAACAAAAAATCAAACAAACACAAACAAACAAAAAGCCAAAGACCTCTTTTGAAAACATCTCATAATTAATTTTGGCTTTCCAAAAACTCAAACAAAAATTCATTTTCATTTGGAGTCTAAAATATGAGCAAAGGTAACAAAGGTAGAGGTAGGATTCATAGTACATCTCGATCCTGGGAAAAATCATTAAAAAAAGTGGCTAAGGCAAAGATTCGTCAAAAAGCCAAAGTGATAATTAGAAAACAAGGAGATTAAAATGTCTTTAAAAATTACATCACAAGAAGTAAACAAACTTCCAAATATGGACACATTACTTGAACTAGATTTATTACATTACAACTTTGATTTAGCTTACGAAGCTGACAACCAAGAAGAAATGGTAAACCTCAGCAACCAAATTAAAGCTTTTAGAAACAGATGGAGTTTACCATGTTCTTCTACATCATTGCAGGCATAGCATCAGCTACTGCCGTATTATTTTTACTTGCTAAATTAAATATCAAAAGAGTTCTCTGCTTTGACATACTCGTGGACATTGGTGCCTCAATCGCATTGATTATTATGTTTGCTGGTACATTTGCAGGAATGATGGCTGGAATCCTAGGTGGAGCTATTATTTCTATAGTACTATTCATTCTCAAACGCACAATAGGTTACGAAAAGCCAAAGAGAGATGGTTTTAAGATTAGATGGGTTAATGTTCCCCCCAGATAGTCTTAATCCTGATGCAGTTACAGATAGGTCGACCCTGTGGCAATACTGCAACTGTAGGTAACATACCTGATGCCTACAATTTTACAACAGAAAAGGAGATTGATTCTGAGTTATTCTAAGTCTAGCATTTCTCATTGCGAAGAATGTAAGCCTTAACAGTAGACACTGCCTCAGATTCAGTAATGTGAATAGCCTTTGGTTTAAAAAAAGCCAAGGGTTATTTGCATTGGGACAAAGCTAAATCCCATTTCATTAATCATCTATAACGTAAAGGAGAAACAGATGAACTTAGCACAAATCATGGTATCAGGTAACATAGGACAACAACCTGAAATTAAGACAGTCGGTGACACTAAAGTTGCTAACTTTTCCGTTGCAGTCAACGAGAACTACACAACTAAATCAGGTGAGAAGAAAGAAACTACTCACTGGTACAGATGTGAAGCTTGGGACGGCAAAAACGGCAAGGGTTTAGTTACTAATGTTATTGAGCCATATGCAAAGCAAGGCACAACTGTATTCGTACAAGGTATGCCTATTAATGAATCATATGAAAAAGATGGTGAGAAAAGATCAGCTTTCAAAATCAAGTTAGCTGGTATGTCTTCCACCTTCAGACTTCTCAACTCAAAAGACTCTACAGATGGTCAAGCAACTGCTTCTCCAAAAGTAGATGTCAAAGACGACGATGAGATTCCGTTCTAATCTAATTGCCGTTAGACGGAAAGGGAGTAGGTAGTCTCGGCATAAGATTATCTACTTCCGTCATATAGGGAGGGAGGACACCATCTGCGTTAGAAATCCCTCCCCATTTTTACAAAGGTTTCAAATGACAAATAACAAAATATCGCCTCAACATTACTCAAAATACAAAATAGAACCCATAGACTTTATACAAGCTAACGAACTGGACTTTGCCCAGGGCAACATCATTAAGTACGTCCTTCGTTACAAAGACAAGAATGGTCTAGAAGACCTACAAAAAGCCAAGCAAAACATAGACTTTTTAATTAAATATTTGGAGAAAGCCAATGAAAAAGAGCCTTACTAAAAGATACGAAAAAGCCATTCAACTAAACGATAGGGGACCAAAATTGAGAATTATATCAGAAGAAGAAATGATTGCCGTAGTCAAAGCTCATGAAGCAAGAGCCAAAAGAGATTTAGAAGATGGCATAGCCAATCTACACGAAGAAGAAGCATTAAAACGCCACAAGGAGGAAAACAATGCAATTAATGACTAAACAGATAAAAGCAAAATTGTTGCTTAACGGAGATGTTAAAGATCATGACCACCAACCAGTAGTTAAATTCTTTGGTGGTAGTGCTTGCACATGGCTAATCACAGAGATGGATTACATAGATGAAGATACAATGTATGGCTTGTGTGACTTAGGTATGGGCTATCCAGAACTAGGTAATGTGTCTTTAAAAGAATTGGAGTCAATCAAGTTTCCACCATTCGGATTAGGTGTTGAAAGAGATTTGCATTTCAAAGCCGATAAAACACTCAGCCAATATCATAATGAAGCATTAGAACAACATAGGATCATAGCTTAATGTGGGATAAAATCAAAACAATCAAGCGTCTGACAAGAAAAGCCAACTGGTTAGGTTGGTTTTGTACTGTGCATTTAATATCATCAGCAATCGTATTAATATTGTTGATGGGTGTCGGTATCAATCCAACTCTAGTTGTGTCTGTTGTTGCAGCTCCTCTGTGGCTAGCAGTAGCTTTCACGTCCAAATATATAACTGATAAAATTATGGAGAGATAAATGGATATCAGATTAAAAATAGATAATACCAACTTTATTATATCATCAGATAATCATACCAAACTAATAGAGTTTGCTGGTATGTTTTTTAGCCCTGACATTACAATAGAAAAAGTTGAATCTCATTATATAAGTATAAATCAAAGCTCATCAAAAAGTATGTCTAATGCTGATATACAATCTATTAAACAGTATTGTGTAGAAGCTGGTATTGATGATTTTCAACATCACGAAACATCTGAATCAATCACTGTGTCTATGGCAGATGAGCCATTAAAGACCATAACCCCTATACAAAAGGGTTTAGAAAAGCTGATTGAAAAAGCTGTGAACAAGCCGAAACTAGTTACCCCATCGGCTTAAATAAAGAGGAGAGGGTGGAACATTACTAACTCCCTCTCCATGTCAACGTCAACTATAGGAGTTTAAATTGCTTATACAGTTAAATCAACTAAAACATAATCCAACCAATGTCAGGGTTGTAAAAGCTGACAACTTAGACAAGCTTATCGCCTCAATCAAATCAAGAGACTTGTTGCATAATCTTGTTGTTCAGAAAAACGGCAGTGGCTTTAACGTCATTGACGGCAACAGACGTTTAGAAGCTCTGTTTGCTATACACGGCAAATCTTCAAACGTAGAAGTAGAATGTAAGCTAATAGAAGACAACGCCACAGAAGTTGGTGCTATGGCTAATATGCTACGAGAAGGTATGCACCCATTAGACGAAGCAGAAGCTATTAATCAAGTCGTATCTGACGGCTTAATGGATTACAACACTCTTGCTGCAAACTGGGGTCAGACAAACAAATGGGTCTTACAACGTGTAGCCCTTGCTGATTTATCTGACAAAGTCAAAGATGCTTTTAGAAACAAGGAATTTGGTCTAGGCATTGCACAATTATTTACTAATGTAGACCAAGAAACACAGGACAAGATATTTACAGATTGCAATGGTCGTTATGACTATGACAATATCAAGTATTCTATTGGTAATGTAAAAATATCTAAGTCACGTGTTATTATCGATCCTAAACACAAGCTCTACAAGAATATAGAGTTTGCTGGTGACTTGTTTGACGATGGTCAGTATGTTGCTAACATGGATAAATTTCTTGCTTTACAACAAGAGTATGTCGATGAGAAAGCCAAATATTACAATAAAAAATTCAAAGATTGTACTGTTATTGACTGCCACCCATCGGAGGTCAAAGGCTTAATCAAAAACCTTGTTCAAGTATATAAATATGACATAGAAAAAGAAGAAATAGACCCAAAAGATATTAATGTTGTTATTACGTATCAACCATACAAAGGTAACTTCTGGGTTCAGAAATACAAAAGCAAAATAGAAATGTCTAAGAAAGAACTAGATGCTATTGAATCAGGAGAAATACCTGAGCTTACACTAGCAGATATGTCTAATCCACAACGTGAGATGACTCATGAAATGTATTATAACTATTTACGTTCTGAAATGTTTGATCAAAGTGTGAGTCTCAAAGATAAATTAGAATCATCACAACAACATTTTACATTAGCTATGTTGTGTAATCAAATTGTACCTAGATACTCTGTCACAGACACATTACCTATTGAGCATTACACTAGCATTAGATTTACTATACAAGGAGAAGATAATGGTTACTATAATGATCTTTTTGAAGAAATGTCTAAATATTGTAAAGCTAATAAATGCGATACTTTACGATTTTTCTTACGTCAAACAACAGATCGTCTCCACTCTATACTTTATAAAGGGATTGTGGCTTCGGTGGATCAAAGTGAGACCTTCAAGTCGCACAAAGACCTCTACAATATATCTATTGCCAAAGACTGGTTTAAACCATCAGAAGAATGGCTCAATAAATATAAAATAACTCAGCTTCGTTTGCTTGCACATAAAGTC